AATACTAGTGTACTACCGTTCGGAGCTTTCCCAGGAAGTTCGAGGTTTAACTAATGTTAGATATTATTTACAAAGCAGCAGAACAAGCAGCCCCTGAAGAAATGTGTGGTTTAATTATAGAAAAAGACGGAAATGAAGAATTTATAAATTGTGAAAATTTTGCCGAGAATAAATTAAATGAGTTTAAAATTGACCCAAAAACTTTTGTGAAGTATCAACTCATTTCGAAAATAAAATATGTAGTCCATAGTCACTATGACTCAAAATGTAATCCGAGTAACCAAGACAAAAAATCTTGTCGAGCAATGGGTGTTCCATACATGATAGTATCGTACCCAGAAAAAGAGATGTGTATTTATGATCCAAGTTAAGTTAATGGGTGAAATGGGAGAAAAGTTTGGAACAGACTGGGTATCTGCAGATAATAACTTGCGAGATATTTTTAAACTTATAGAAGCGCAAACAGATGGGTTTGCAGAATATATTGGAGATTTGGTGGAAAAAGATAATGTTGGTTTGGAAGTTATACATGGAAAAGACCTATTAATTAAAACTGAAGACGATATAGCAGATTTCTTTTTACCAGTTATAAATAATACTATTTATATTACTCCAGTACCAGCAGGTTCTGGATTTGGAGATGTATTTAAAATAATAATTGGAATTACACTTATGATATTCGCACCTACAATAGCAGCAGCAATAGCAGCTTACGTTCCTTTTGGTGTAGCAACTATAGGAGCCGTTGGTTTACAAGCTGGAGTAGCTGCTACATGGTTAGTTTATTCAATAGCCGCAATAGGAGGACTACTAGCACTAAAAGGACTAACAGATTACTTAACTCCTCAGACTCCTGGAAACTCTCCAGATAGTTATTTATTTGGTAATGCACAAGAAAATGTAAAGATGGGAAGCCCAGTTCCTTTACTATATGGAGAACTAATAGTTCCTGGAGTAACAATAAACTACTCTATGAGAGATCAAAAAACAACAGGTTATAATTCGTCGTTTACTTATGTAAGTTCAACGTCAAATAGCCCAGCGAATAGTGGTGGAGATTCTAATAAATCTTTAACTATTGTTCATCAGAAATAAATATTATGGCAATTTTGAGCAATATGATGAAGGCAATAGCAAGCCCTGGCGGAGCAGCAACTTCTCCTGATAATACTGTACGAAGCAGAAGAAACAGTCCTAATCAGGAACAGTCTGTTATCGTCTATGATTTAATATCAGAAGGACCTATTGAAGGGCTTATAGATGGGGCTTCTTCTATATATTTAGATACTACTCAAGTTTTAAATAATTCATATAAAAATTCTCATAATCCAAAACAAAGTTTTGATGTATCTTACAATGCTAGTACTAATACTATTACTGATAATACAGGCTCTTCTATGTTCTCAGGGTACAGCTCTAGTAATGGAAGTTATAAAATTAGAATAGAAGAAGCAAAAAAGACTATTTCAGGAATATCTATAACAGCAGGTAGTAAGACTGTTACTTCTTCAGGAGGTTTTGCTACTAATGACGTTTCAAAAACATATGTAAGCGGTCAATATTTAAGAATAAAAGAAGGCGGTCCAAATAAAACAACTTTAGTATGTAAAATTACAAAATACACAAGTGCAACTTCTGTAGAAATAGATAGAATGGCAGAAGTAACCGCTTCATCTTTAGCAGGTACTATTGATTTATGTGGAACAGTCAGTTCTACAACTAATGCAAATACAGCTGTAATTACACCTGATACTGGCGGAGATAGAACAGTTGCAAACACAGCTGTTTATATGGATAGTCCTGCAAGTGTAGCAGAGTGGGAAGCAACAAATATTAATTATAACTTTGATAATGTTGTTTATGGGTTTAAGACAGGAGAAAGAAGTCAATCTTATGTAGGTACTGCAGCAGATACTGGCAACGCTTCAGTAATTGCAAATATTAGTAAAACACTTACAACTACTGATTTAAGTGGAATAGGAGTAAGTAATAGTTATAGTACTTACGGATATGGTATTAAGGGAGATGAAACTAGTACGTGGTCAGCTAATCCAATTTTTATCACTTCTAGTCAAATGAATCTAAGTACTCAAAAATCTGCAGTAGATAGATTAAAACTTACTTTCCAATATGATAGTATGTATTCGGTAAAATCAAAAAACGGCACTGAGGGGCATGCGAGTATAGAACACAGAATCTATCTTAGATACAAAAATCCAGGAGATTCTTCATTTACAGAAGACTTGATATATGGGCCAACCGACTCAACATTATTAGCCAGACAATCGAATAAAAGAGTACGTGGGTGGGATTACTCATCTTCAGGAACAGTACAAGCTTATTGTAAGAATCCTTTTGTTGAAGTATTTGATATTAACTTAGAACCTTATCAACCTCTTGAAGATTATGAAATAAAACTTGAAACAATTACTCCAATTAGTAGAAACAACGGAGGTTGGATGCATCAGAACTCAGGAAGACTACAGTCTATAGAATCAGTTATTAATGACAAACTTTCCTATCCTTTAGCAGCTTATGGACAAATGATGTTTAACGCTTCTGATTTTGGAAATGTTCCAGAAAGAGGATATCATGCAAGAGGATTAAAAATAATGGTACCTACTAACTATTCTCCTAACCACGAAGGATATGAAGGAAGCCCTGCACAATATACTAGAAATATTACTACAGGAGCAGTAGGAAGTAATTATGTAGCATGGGACGGAAACTTTAGGGGAGATACAGATGTCTTTGACGCAACTTCTCCTAACTTTGAAAAAGTATACACTAATAATCCTGCCTGGGTTTTTTATGATATAGTAAGCAATAATCGATATGGGTGTGGAGAATATATAAATGCTAGTGATATAGATAAATATTCTTTATTCAAAATAGCAAGATATTGTGATGAATTAGTGCCTAATGGAGAAGGAGGAACAGAACCTCGTTTTACAGCAAATGTATGGTTCACAGAACAAGCCCAAGCTATGAAAGTCATGCAAGATATGCTATCTATTTTTAGAGGTATGATGACATGGCAAAATGGACAAATAGTAATAGAACAAAACAGAGAAAAATCTCCAATAGCAGCTTTTAATAAAGGGAATGTAGTAGGGGGTAAGTTTTCTTATCAGTCTACTAGAAATAGATTTAGATATAATCAAATAAATGTAACCTGGAATGACCCAAAAGCATTTTATAAGAAAACAGTAGAAATAGTAGAAGACCACGATAATATAGTAGAAACACGAAAAATTAAAAAGAAAGACGTAGTTGCATTTGGTTGTACTAGTAGAGCACAAGCAGTTAGATATGGTAAATGGCATTTATTTACAGACCAGATGGAAACAGATGTAGTTTCTTTTACTTCAGGAATAGAAGGTCAAACTTTAAAAAGCGGAGATATAATAACAGTCGCTGATGCAGATAGAAACAATTTAAGATTTGGAGGAAGAACTTTAGCTAATTCTACTACTACCAATATAAAAGTAGACTCTTCTTTAGACTTATCAAATACAGCAACTTTCTTTATGGAAGTAGTATTTCCAGAAGGTGGAGCATATTTACAACAAGATACTGCAACAATAAGAGGAGCTTCTAGAAAAAGAGGCGATTTTATACAATATGCAGATAATGTTTCAGGATCAAATACAGCACTAACATCTGAAACTATAATGGTTAATGCAGTAGATGACAGCGGCAATAAATTAGACTTAGTATGGTCTGGTGAAACAAGAGTTGAAAGACAAGAAGTATCGAGTTACAACGCTACTAGTGTTACTGTAGCTAGTGCTTTTACAAGTGCACCTGCAACTCACAGTATTTGGGCAATTATAGAAATTGATGCAGATGGACAAATGGTTCATGGTTCTGCAAGAGAGTATATAATACAGAATATAAAAGAAGATGATGATGACCCTATATTCACAATTTCAGCAGTAGAATATAATAGAGAGAAATTCTCATTAGTAGATAGAGGCTATGTTATAGAAGATGTACCAGAAACAGCAAGAATGCCTAGGTATACAGAAAACGTACCCTTTCCTACAGATGTAGTACTAAAAGCAGTTCCTCATCAACGAGAAAGTTTTGATGCGACAGGAGAATCTGCTGAAAGTTCCTTACTTGATTTAGCAATAACCTGGGGACATCCAAGTACAGATAGAACAGACACAGCCGGAAATGCAATTACAAACAAATATGAATTTATAGAATCTTATGAAGTAAAACATAATTTAGGATTCTCAGGGAAATTTAAGACAGAGATAGTTCCTTCTACAGAAACTTCCTTCTTGTTAGAAAACCCTGCACAAAGAATAGGTACGGTACTGGTAAGGCTTACCAATACACAAGGTCATTTCTCAAAATGGATAAGGAGAGAAATTGATACTTCCCTAATGGTATTAAAAATACCAACGAGTACTACTTCTAAAATTGGTGCTATAGCAACAGGTGGAGGTTTATCCACCGGGCTAAGTATCAACTCATCAACGGGATTAGTAAGTCTTGGCAGTACAACCTATGATTTTTCAAACACACTGGGAGACAGAATAAGTGTTTCTTCAGGTAATGCAGCACAAACAAGTCAAGCATTTTCAGGAGTCAGTGATGGTGGAGAAGCTTTTGTAGTTCATGATTTTAGTGATACATCAGACCCTCTTAAAGCAATAGAAATAAAAACAGATACAACTGCAAGAAACCCAAATGTTGGAGATAATAATGAAATTTTATTTTACAACTTTGAATATGTATCAGAAGTAGGTGCCGCTAATGCTGGACTCACGCAAAAAACAGGCACAGTTTCAATTCCACAATATAGTTCAGAGGTAACAGGTAGTGGAACAAGTTTTACTACAGAATACGAAGTTGGAGATAGGATTATAATTGGTACTAGTACTACACGTTACTTTGCTACCGTTACTTCAATACAAAATGATACAAAGTTATTCTTAGACCAGTCTGTACCAAGAAGTTATAGTAGTGTAAATATATTTAAGACAAGTTTTATTTCAGATAATCAAGATACAGTAATAGGAAAAGTAACTAGAAGCGGAAGTACATATACATTAGTTTCTTTCTTATCAGGAGGAACAGGAGAAGACGGTCAAGATGGTCAAGACGGTCAAGATGGTCAAGACGGTCAAGACGGTCAAGATGGAACTGCAGGTGATAGAGGTAGAAAAATACAAGAGATTATTTTATACTACAAACAAACCTTTAATAATGCAAATATATCAGCTCCTTCCGCACCAAGTACAGGGACTTATAATTTTAGTACTGGCACCGTAGCTAGTATACCTTCTGGGTGGTCAGCAGTACAACCTGAATTTGCAGTAGGAAGCATAATATTTAAATCAGAAGCTCTTGCACTCGAAACCACATCTTTGAATGATGTCTCAGGAAGTTTAACTTGGGGTACTCCAAGTAACGCTTTTAGTCCTCAAAACGATATTAACTTTATATTTATAAGAAGTGCTAATCAACCAACTACTCCAAGTATAACAAACTTTCCTATAATACCTACAGGCTGGAATGATGATGTAGCAGATGTACCTAACGGATCAAATCCAATATGGGTAGTAAAAGGTGTTACAGCATTTGATACTAGTGGCGGAGCTTTTAGATTCAGAACTACTTGGCAGGCTGCTAATATAATTGAAGGCAGCAATGGAACAGATGGAGCCCCAGGAGATGATGGAGCATCAAACTTTACAGTCTTCCAAGAGTCCAGTAGTCAACCCGCTACTCCAAGTGCAGGAACCTCAAATCCACCAACAAGCTCTTGGTACTCTACTCTTACTGCTGCAAGAAACGCAGTATCTGGAGATGGATTAGTATGGTTCTCTGTAGGAACAAAACCAGGAACAAGTAATACGATTACTTGGAGCGTACCTATAAGATATGTAGAAAATTATGGAAACTTAGGCGGGACAAAACCACCTGAAGATGCTAACAAGTTTATAACTATTGCAGATAGTACAGAAGGTCGTTGGAGATTCTCAATAAACGATGGTAGTACAACAGATGTAGATGTTTTCTCTAGTGGAGAAAGAACTAAACTTGATAACTTAAGAAACAACAAATTACCTGGCGATGCAACTAAAACATTAGAAAATACAGCAGACTCACAGGGAAAAGCAGATTCAGCTGAAACTGCTGCAAAAGCTCAAGAAACAGCTAATAGATTTACAGTACCTACTAATAGTACAGATGGTCTATTTAGTTTTAAGATAGGCACGACAGGAAGCACTCAAACTTATGATGTACTATCTTCCGACTCAAGAACTAAATTTGATAGAGTAAGACAAGGCCAAGACCCGCTTGATGCTAGTAAGTCTATAAGAAATGCAGGAGTTACTATAGACTCAAGTGGTATACTACAAGGAATAGGTACTGCAGCAGTAAAAGTCAATAATACCAAAATATCAATTGGAGCAAATGGAGCTTTATCTGGAGCAGGTGGAGGTACAGTATCTATAGGAGGTATAGGAGGAGAAACACCGACACAGATTCAAGCTAGAGCAACTGCGGCTGAAGATGCTGCAAAAGCTCAAGAAACAGCTAATAGATTTACAGTACCTACTAATAGTACAGATGGTTTATTTAGTTTTAAAATAGGTACATCAGGAAGTACGCAGACATATGATGTATTGTCCTCAGATTCAAGAACTAAATTTGATAGAGTAAGACAAGGTCAAGACCCACTTGATGCCTCAAAATCTATAAGAAATGCTGGAGTTACTATAGACTCAAGTGGTATACTACAAGGAATAGGTACTTCATCAGTAAAAGTGAATAATACTAAAATAACACTTGCAGCAAATGGAGTATTATCAGGAGGAGGAACTTCAACACAGGTAAATATAGGAAGTATTGCGTCAACACCATTTGATACATCAGGAAATGTAGACACAGGTGAAACAATAACAGTAGGAAGTAAAATAACAATTGATAGAAATAACGAAAGGATATTAATAGAAGACTAATGGCAGATAATACAGCACTAGGTAGACTAAGAACAACACACACAGTAACTGCAAAAGGTAACAGTAATGGTACTAGTGGATATTTAAGTGTAACTAATCCAGAAAGCATACGTGTTGGTAGTAGTATGAGTGTAGATGGTGTAAATCAAGTAAATCATACAGCGCATTATGGTGGTGGAGTTTACGGACTATACTATACAGTTAGAAATAAGAACGTAACAGTTTCAGGAACTACGTATGATGTGTCTTTAAATTACACAATTTCTAATTCGTTTTTAGCAGTAGGAGATACTGTATATTTTGATTATGATACTTACGGATTAAAAGTAGCAAAGAAAAATGCAAATGTAAATAGTGTCGGCTCAAAAGACTTAATATTTGATAGCAGAATAAGAAGAAGAGGAACTCTGTATTCACAAGGTTTTGCTTCAAGTATGGACCATGCTGGAGTAGATTTTAAAGGAAATAAAACAGAACTAGCTTATGTACCTTTAGTCCTTATAGATGAAGATAGAAAAGGAAGTATTGACAAAGAATCTGGCGGATTTGGGGCAGGTGATACATACACATATGATTATAGTGGGTATAGAAGTAATTTTCAAGTTACAAAAAGTACAATTAAACCGATAAACGCTTTTTCATGGATGTATGATGACTTTGCAGGTTATACTTTTGGAAGAGGCTCTTCCCCCAACAATTCTGTAGCAAATTGTAGTTTTAAAGTGCTAAGAATACCTTGTGCATATGGGTATATGACAGACGCTTATTTTGAAAATCCTCAAACCACAACAGATACAAGTAGAGGATTAGTTGGAGGCGGAAGAGAAATAAAAGACAAGAAAAGGTTATTTGCAGGAAAACTTACAAACTCAAATTTAGGATATACTAATTTAAGAGGAATGTTTATTTCTCGAGCAGGTACGGATATTGATACTTGTAGCCCAGATGATGTATTAATGACTGTGGATGATGGAAAAGCAAACACAGCCTTTAGAGGAGAAGAACAAGCATCAGCTATAAACTATAGCACTGCGGTAGCAAATACACAAGTAGTACCAACTGCAAGTATTTCGCAAAGTATAAATACAGCACTTGCAAATACTTTTAGTATAAGTGTATTTAATCCTTATGTAGCTTCAATTGTTCCCACAGCATCAGCCCCAACAACTGCGGGAGGCTCTGTAGGATCCACCGGTGGTGGTGGTGGAGGTTCGGGAGCTTTATCAATCAACACTAGTTTAAGTACAAGCGGATTTACTGAGACTATTACATACACACTTTCCGCAACATCAGGAACGTTTAATTTGTCATCAAATATACGTCAAGCAATTTTAATACCAGGAATATTTTAATTATGGCAAGAGCAGTACTAGGGAAAAGAGCAACAGTTAACAGTGAAGACCTTCGAGGTATTTTTATATCAGGTCTAGACATAAGTAGCGGAACTGGAACAGATGCGAATCCTTACGCATCTGCAAACGTCATTGCAACAAATGCATCAGGTCAATTAGAGCCTACTACTTTTGACAGTGGAGCACACGTAGGGGCTGGGTATCAAGTATACTCTTACCATCAAGGTCTACATACTCAAGCGTCAGAAGATGAAGATGAAATAATTATAACGCATAATTGGGGTCTAGACCAGTACGGAGTAACTAATGCAAATACTGCAGTAACTCCTGCTTTTGCAATGAGATGGACACCAGGAACAGAAATAGTCAGTGGACTAGCAACTAAGACTTATAGCGCTATTGATACTTACTACTTTGAAACTGAAACTCTTTCGGAAGAAGATGATGAAAATGGTGAAAATGCTGAAGAAAGTGCTATTTACTTTCAAATTGAAGCAGTGCATAAAAATGCAAATCAAATACAAATAAATCTTGTCGCATACAGTGAAGAAGAAGGATATTACCAGTACCCTGCTCAACAATTTGGATGGGCACTAGTAGTTTTTTATGAAGATGATTTCAATGGAGGAAAATCACTATGATATACAATATTTTTTATACAACAGAAAAACAAATAGCCTGGGCAACTACAGGCCAACTAACTACAGAATTAATAGAATTAGAGGCAGAAAGAGGATTTAGTCATTTAGAACTAGAAAGAGATGACCATGTAGACGCAAATCTACATATGGTAAATTCTGATGCAACAGATATTATAACTAGAAGTACATTTGACCCTACATTTAATACTACTACTCCTGTTTTAGAAGGGACTGTAAATGTTACAGGATTGGTTGTAGGAACAAAAGTATATGTTGATAATGTACTAAAGGCAACTATGACTGATACTACTTTAAATCTAACTTTTAACGCTCCAGGCACTTTTGTATTAAAATTAGAAAAAGCAGACCATTTAGATTATACTAAAAAGATAATAACAGCGAGACAATCATGACAGATGTAACAATTACAACAACCGAAACTATTAGCCAAAAAAGAGCAAAGTATTATTCTATGCTTAGCGAACAACTAGATAAACTATACCACGATATTGATTCTGGAAAGTTTGGCGATGCAGCAAAAACAGGACAATTTTATCTAGCTAGGAAAGCTGTTAAAGACAAATTCCCAAATTCGTAGGTTAAGCAAAGACCCCTCAAAAATAGTTCTTGACAGCACCTTTAATTTTTGATATAATTTAGCATATAGGAGTATAAATATGGCAGCAGGAAATTACGATATTGTTATAGACCAAGGCGCAGATTTCGCCCTAGCTCTCGAGTTAGCCCAAGATGGTACTGTAGTTAATTTAGCTAATCACACAGCTACGGCACAGTTACGTCCAACCCCTACATCTAGTACTTTGTCTGGCACATTTACTTGCCAGATAACAAATGCTGCTCAGGGTAAATTAAAAATGTCTATGGGGTATGCAACTACAGCAAATATAGTAGCTGGTAAATATTATTACGATTTAGAATTATATAACAGTGGTGCAAACACTATGACTAGATTAATTCAAGGTGTAGCGAGAGTTACACAAAATGTTACAAGATAATGTCAATTACAGTAAAACTTACTCCTCAACCTAGTACTGATATTACAGTAGACCCTACTCAGACTAAGTTAAACACTACAGTAAATAGCACTACTCTTACGCTTTCCGCAGCATTAGCTACAGAAGCAACAGCTGCTGAATCAGTATCATTTACTGGTCCTGTTGGTACATTAACAGGTTTAACAAATGTACAAGACGCCCTAAACTTTTTAGCAAATCAGTTTTTTGTGTCAACTTCCGCTCCTAGTGCAAGTACAACTAATCTTGCAGAGGGCGATTTATTTTATGATACTGATGATAATCAGTTAAAGATCTACCGAGAAATAACAAGTGGAAACTTTGAATTTGTACCTA